AAACTGCTTCTTACACTTCTCCCTCCTAACTCTCCTTTCTTTCGATTAATCATCGATGACCAAGAAATGCAAGAGCTTACCAAAGGATCTGATAAGGGAGTTATTGAGGAAGCACTGTCCAAGGTGGAACGTGCAGTTATGCAGGAGATAGAAGTAAAGGCTATACGTGTCCCTGTGTTTGAAGCTTTAAAGCAACTGATAGTCACAGGAAACGTGCTTCTCTACATGCCTCCCAAGGGAGGACTAAGGGTATTTAAACTAGATAGGTACGTATGTAAACGAGACATGATGGGAAACATCCTAGAGATTATTACCCTTGAGTCCCTTGCATACAAATCTCTCCCAGAGAGTGCTAAAGAACTACTCACAGAAAATGAAGGATCAACTGCGGATCTCCGTAATGTTGATCTTTATACTTGTGTCAAGCTTGAGAAAAACCGTTGGAAAGTACACCAAGAGATCGAAGGAATGGTTGTTCCTGGATCTGAGGGATCGTACCCAAAGAACAAGCTTGCATGGATACCATTGAGGTTCACTAGAATTGACGGTGAGGACTACGGAAGAGGGTATGTCGAAGAATACATCGGAGACTTACGTTCCCTTGAAGCTCTTACTAAAGCAATCGTTGAGGGTTCTGCTGCTGCCGCCAAGGTCTTATTTCTTGTCAGACCCAACGGAACCACGAGACTTAAGACACTCGCAGATTCACCTAACGGAGCAATCGTAACTGGAGATGCCAATGATGTAACTACACTACAGATTCAAAAAGCTACTGACTTCAGGATCGCAGAGTCTACTGCAAAGGTTCTTGAAGACAGACTCGCATTTGCTTTCCTTCTGAACTCTGCAATCCAACGAGATGCAGAACGTGTAACTGCGGAAGAAATCAGACTCATGAGCCAGGAATTAGAAGCATCCTTGGGTGGTATCTATTCCCTTCTCAGTCAGGAATTCCAGTTGCCTATGGTCAACCTAATGATGAACGCAATGCAGAAGGAAAAGAAACTACCTAAGTTTCCTGACGAATCCCTTAAACCTCTAATAGTAACAGGAGTCGAAGCACTTGGCAGAGGTCAAGATCTCAATAAACTAGCTAACTTCCTAAAACATCTACAACCTTTTGGACCTGAGATTCTCCAAAGAGAAATGAACATCAGAGACTACATTGATAGATTAGGAGCATCCCTTGGAATAGACATGGATGGGCTAGTTAAGTCACAAGAACAACTTCAACAAGAAGCACAGCAAGCTCAACAAGCACAACAAGATGCAATGATGCAAGAAGGTATTAAGAATGTAGCTGAAAAAGCTGCACCGCAAATGATGATTGATGCTGCTCAACAACAACAAATACAAGAACAATAAATATGGTTGATAAAATTCAAGCCTTTGAACCTCCTGCACCTGAGAGTCAGGAACACGTAGATCAGATGATCCAAAAAGCTGAAGAAGCTGAAGTGATCCCTAGTGAATCTATGGAATCCTCAAGACCAGAATGGTTACCTGAGAAATTCCAGAGTCCAGAGGACATGGCAAAAGCATACGGAGAACTTGAAAAACAATTCAGTAGCTCCAGACAACCACAGCAATCACAACCACAACAAGAGCAACAAGAACAATCTTCTAGTGCTCAAGAATATGTAGAAAGTAAGGGATTAAACTTTGAAGCTATGTCTCAGGAGTTCTCCGAAAACGGACAACTAAGTGATGAGACTTATGCCCAATTAGAACAGTCAGGAATACCAAAGCACATGACCGATAGTTGGATACAAGGTCAACAAGCTATCTCTGATAAAATGACTTCCTCTGCATTTAATGCTGCAGGAGGAGAAGAAAACTTTAATACTTTAATTGAGTGGGCAAAAGTAAACCTCAGTGAACAAGAGATTAATGAGTACAACAAAGCTATTTCTGTAGCTGATCCAAGTACCATTAGATTTACTGTGGAAAGTCTTAAGTCAAGATATGAAAGTAAAAACGGACAACAGGCTAATCTACTCACTGGAGAAACAAGTAATAAAATGCAAGGAGATAGATATGAATCTGTTACACAATTAACAGATGCTATGAAAGATCCAAGGTATCAAACTGATCCTGCATTTAGAGAAAAAGTAACAAATAAGTTGCAAAGATCTAATATAATGCAGTAATATTTAGGTTGATTTTTTTAACGGAGTAAGTATTGCCCTTTGCGGAGGATAACAAGTCACTGAAACTTAGAAGTAATCGCTAATTTTTTGATTTAATATATGCACTAAAGCATTAAATACATACATATAGCTATTCTAAGGAGAATTTAATATGGCTACATATACTGGAACAAGTCCTCTAGGAAACAGTAATGCGATTGATTATGTAGGTCACCGTACTGGTCAAAAGAACGCTACTGGTTCCTCAAGGGAACTATTTTTGAAATTGTACGCTGGAGAAGTGATGTCTGCGTTCCAGACAAAGAACATCATGATGCCTTACACACGTACACGCACGATTTCTAAAGGAAAAAGTGCTCAATTTATCATGACAGGCAAGTACCGTGATGCTGCCTATCATACTCCCGGACAAGAGATTTCCCCTGCTGCAAACGCAAAGAATTCTGAGCGTATTGTGTCAGTAGATGATCTCTTAATTAACGCTCAGTTTATCCCCAATATCGATGAGGCGATGCAACATTACGATGTCAGATCCATCTATACCCAAGAAGCAGGATATGGACTTAGTAAAGTTGCTGACCAGAACATTTTGAGGATGGCAGTAAAAGCTGCATTAACAACAAACAAGCAACGTGCATCTAAGTTAATCCAAGATTATGCAGGATGGGATGACGAAGATTTCACTGCTAATGTCACCTATGCTGATAACTTAGCTAAATCTAAAAAGAGTGGATACATTCTTGAAGGATTGATTGAAGCTAAACGAATCCTAGAGATGGCAGGAGCACCTACGGATGATCTTGTTTGTATCATGGCAACCGATCAGTACTACAGATTGTTCATGGCAGTACAAAACGGTGAAACAGATGCCACTAATTTGATCGTATTTAATCGTGATATTGGTGGAGGAGGATCACTTAATAATGTTGACCTTCCTACTATCGCAGGAATTCCAGTTGTAAGGACACCTCACATGGGAACTTATGCAGTTGGAGCTACTGGAGCATGGACTGATTCACTGTGGAGCACTGGAACAACTACTGGTCCACAACCTTTAGGATCAGATCATTCTAATCGTGCTGCGATTTATGATATTCCTGCTAACTACAACGGTGTAGTTAACGATGGTTCAAACATCGGTGCTCCCGGAGGTCTTGATGGAACTACTTCTGGTATTAACCTCAGAGGTGAAGCTGCAAAAGTACGTGCTTTAGTTATGCATAAAGATGCAGTTGCAACCGTTAAGTTGATGGATCTCAGTGTTGAATCTGAGTATCAAATCCAACGACAAGGTACGTTGATCGTGAGCAAATATGCGATGGGTCATAACGTACTCAGGCCAGCTATGGCAGTAGCTCTTATGGCTCCTGCTTCATAATAACTGGTAACCTCTAACCAAGGGGAATCTTAGAGAAATCTAGGGTTCCCTTTTTTTTCATTTACTTACTATGGCAATGACTCCCACTACAGAACTAGATGCAGTTAATCAGATGCTTGTCTCTATTGGAGAAGCACCAGTTAACGTATTGGGTTCTGGGTTGCAGGAAGCAGAAATTGCCCAAACAACTCTCACTAATATTAGCAGAGATGTTCAGTCACAAGGTTGGTACTTTAATACAGAGATAAGATATACATTACCTAGAAATAGTGACAACGAAATTGTATTACCAAATAACTGTGTAAAAGTAGATAGAACTCAAGTTTACAGAGATTATGATACAGATGTAGTTGAAAGAAATAGGAAGTTATATGACAGGGTAACTAACTCCTATACTTTTGATAAAGACTTAGTAGTTAACATGGTAGTTCTTCTAGATTTTAATGAATTACCAGAGGTTGCTAGAAGGTACATTACACTTAAAGCTGCAAGGGTATTCCAAGATCAAACTGTAGGTGCTCAAGAGTTACATGGGTATCAAATTAATGATGAACAGTTTGCTTATCTTGCACTTAGAGAAGCTGAATCAGAATCAATGGATTACAACGTCTTTGACAACTATGACACATACAGAGTTCTAGACAGGAATATAAACAACACAGTTATAAATGCATTAACAACTTCATAAAAGATATGCCATTCGTATCATCTTCGATACCTAACTTAATCAATGGTGTATCTCAGCAAGCTCCAGAAGTTAGACTTCCTACACAAGCTGAAGTACAAGAGAACGGATTATCTTCTGTAGTCAACGGATTAGAGAAGAGACCTGGTACTGAACACATTAAGAAGTTGTCAGGAGTAACTGCTTCTAATGTCACCAATGCTTTTATCCATACTATTCAAAGGGATGACTCAGAATCCTACTCATTAGTAATAGGAAAGGACGGTAACAACCCTTTTCTTTATGTCTATGATAGAAATGGGTTTTCTTATCCAGTAAAAGATAAGGACAATACTAACTTAGTATCTGGTGATTTATCTTACTTAGCCTCCGTAACTAATCCTTCTACGGACATCACTGCTACTACCATTGCTGACAATACTTTTATAGTAAATAAGAAGAAAGTAACGGCAATGGCTACTTCTACTTCTAATGTTTCAGGACAGGATGAAACAGGAATTACGAGTCCTACTGGATCAGATGAATTAACCAATACTCTTACCCATGAAGCACTGATATACGTTAAGCAGGGAGACTACAATTCCAAGTATGAAATCACGTTAAAAAAAGGAAGTAATACTTACAAAGTAAAATACCTTACTCCTTCAGCTACTCCCTCGCAAAACCAGACATACGTAGGTACTGATAAGATAGCAGAAGTACTTATGGATGGACAAAGTGCAGTTGAATTTGATTCAAGTGGTGGAACTGGAAATGAAAACGGAGAAAATGGTGGAACTACTCAGTGGGGAATATCTGCTTCCCAAGCAACAACATCAGGTTCTGCTAATTACCAAGCAAACACCAAGGTAGGCTTTGGTGGAGAACTTCCAGAAACAAGTGGTTCTTATTACAATAAACTTACTAACTCAACAATTACAAATGACGGATTTAGTTTTACAAGGAACGGCAATGTTATTCATGTTAGGTGCAGTGGTGCTTTTGAGCTAACAAGCAGTGACAGTCACGGTGATCGTGATCTGTTTGCGTGGAATGATGATGCACTTAAATTTACGGATCTTCCTCCTAGAAATGTACCTAACAATTTTATCCTTAAGATCGTAGGAGATAACGCTAAAAACCAAGATGATTACTACGTAAAGTTTGAAGCTGATACTGGATCTATAGGTGATGGAGTATGGAAGGAATCACCGGGGAAAGGCCAAAGTATACATTTTGATATAACCACTATGCCCCATCGTTTAGTAAGGCTATTTGATGATGCAAGCATTGATTCAACCAATAATCCCCAAGGAATAACTTTTGTTTATGAACCAGTTATCAGAAAAACAGACAACTCCAGAACCGTTGGAGGAGTTTCCAATTATGTCTATGAAAGATATGGGTGGAATCCTCGTAGATGTGGTGATTCCATTAGCAACCCTACTCCTACTTTTCTTGGTCTTAGTATTGCCGATATATTTTTCCATAGGAACCGTCTTGGTTTCTTGAGTGATGAGAATGTGATCTTCAGTGAAGCAGGAAATTACTTTAATTTCTTTGCTACTACAGTACTCACAGTACCCGATACCAACCCCATCGATGTTGCCGTTAGTAACAACCAAGTTTCTTTTCTAAAACACGCTGTACCGTTCAATGAATCGCTTTTACTATTTACAGACCTACAACAATTCAAGCTTACTGCTGAACAAGCACTTACTCCCACAGATGTATCAATTGATGTCAGTACCCAGTTTGAAACGAACACATTATCTAAACCAGTGCCAGCAGGAAAATACGTTTTTTTCTCTTTCAAACGAGGTGAGTATTCTGGAGTTAGAGAGTATTTTGTAGATTTTACCAATGAGGTCAATGATGCTACCGAAGTTACCTCACACGTTCCTCAGTACATTCCAGGGGAAATCAAAAAGCTGATATCGTCTAGTAACGATGACATGCTTTTGTGTCTTTCCAATGACACTGCATCCAATAAGAACATCTACGTTTATAGGTATTTCTGGCAGGGACAAGAAAAACTTCAATCCAGTTGGAGTACTTGGACATTTGATGCAGAGATCCTAGATGCTTCATTCCTTGGATCATCCCTCTATATCCTTTTTAAAAGGACAGACGGTATCTACCTAGAATCTATTAATCTATCCACAGATTCCGCAGTTGCAGTAATGGATGATGACACTCCAGTACTCTTGGATCGCAGGGTAAAGATCAAGTCAGGGACTTCCGTTGATACCATAAGTGACATTGAGTACCAAGGTGCTATGCCTACGGACATTAAGTTTGTCACTAAGGATGCTGAAATCATCACTCAGTCGCTTGTAGATTCCACGGTAGCAGGAGGAAGTACTGTGTATGCAGGAATACCTTTTACGTTTAAATACGAGTTCTCAAAGATTCAATTCAGGCAAGATAATGTTGCAGTTACGAATGCAAAG